ATTAATTAAATTAGCAATAGGAAAGAATACTCTTGTTGCAGCACCAGAAACTCCTGCAAATTTTGCTGCTTCTATTAATATATCTTGATCACTAATATTTTTATTTTGATTAAAAAATAATTGTCCTATTTTTAATCTTCCATATTCTGTTGCAAAAGATGATGCTGCTGTCGCTGCTGCTACAGCATTAGGTCCACCTGCAGCAGTAAAATAACCAGCTGTTGCGTCTCCTAGAAGTTGAACTATTTGAGGAGTATAACCAACAATATCTTTAGACCATTCACCAGGCTCATTAAATAATCTAAACTTCTCATCACCGCCTAATTGTTTTGGTACTTTATAAATTAATCTACTTTTACCATCGTCAAAAGTATAATTATCAACATGGATCCTCGGTCCTTTGTAATTTAAACCTGTATATAATTCTCTTTTATCTTTTGGTAATGTATAAACAATAGCATTATGTGCTGCGTCTTTTATGAACTCTGGTTTTTGTAATCCAAATGAAAATGATAATCTAGCATTTGCAGGTGATCCTTCATCAGGACTAATACCAGCTAATTTATATACATCATCACTATCTAAAAATTCTTTTATATTATTATAATTATCAGAAAGATTTGTAAAATTTAAATCTTTAGCTGTTTCAATATCTGTTTTTTCTAACTTTTTAAAAAGATTATTGAAAGTATCATTCGCTAAATTTAAATTTCTACCACCTTCTTCTTTAAATCTTTTATCATTTGCTTTTCTTTCTGAAAACTCTGTAATAATTTTTTGTAATACTTCTGGATTTAAATCTGAATCTAAAAGTTCTTTAGCATCATCGTAAGTTTTATATTGAGAATTATCATATTTATCAAAGAAATCTAATGCATTAATAATATTAGATTCCTCAGGTGTTGCACCTTTAGTCGCTTCTATTTTTGCTGTATCTGTTTTTACTTGTTCTATAATCTCTTGTGTTGCCATATTTCATTATTTAATAATTTTTTTATTCAATTCATCTAAATCTTTTTTATATTTATCTTGATCGTATTCTGTTATTGTATCTGTTTCTGTATCTGTAGTAATTTTTCCTTTGTTTTTGTCTCCAGAAATATCAGTAACACCAACATTAATATATTTATCATATCCTCCCATTTGTAATGACATAACGGCTTCTGCTAAAGCTAAAGGAGAATAATCTATTTCTATATCTGTATATTGAGTATAATCAGGTTCAAAGCCTAATTTTTTAGCTTCTTCTCTTATTTGATCATCGGTATATTTAAATTGATTTGTTAAAGAATTTTTAAAATCAGTTACGCCTTTTGTGTTAAAATAATTATCAAATGATTGTTTACTTCTTAATCCATCGTTCATTCTATAATCATCAATTGAAGAGTATTTAAATCCTTTTACTAAATTAATTCCACCTTGTGTTCTTAAAGAATAAGTTAAAACTTTTGCTGTATCATCAGGGCCAGGTAAACTTTCTCTTTTAATTTGAATATCTTTATCAGATACAGGTACTAATTGAGAAATATCTCCTAATACAATATCTGATTGAAACTTTTGAAGATTTTTAATAAATGATGCTTCATCAGACATTAATTCAAAAAATTTATTATCTTTTCTTAAATTTGCAGGTAAAATCTCAGATACTGATTGTATTAATACTGGTAATTTTGATCTAATTTGACCAACTGGTAATGAGTTATTTTCAGTAATATATTTATTGTATAATTTTGCTTGTTCTGATAATGCTCTAAAATTTTTAGTTCCTTTTAAATCATCTTTATATCTTTCATAAATATTACCATACATCTTAATTTCTGCTGGAGTTTCTTTCTTTTTCTCTAATTCTAATTTATAGCCTTCTAATAAATTTTTCATCTCTGCAGATTTTAATTTTGCTTCTACATTCGCTTTAGCTAAATCCTCAGCTTTTACTTTTTGAACACCAGTTTTGATACCTTTAGCAACCATACCAAAAGGTGATTGAGCTTGACTTATTGGTTTTATTCTTGAAGCATCATCAATAATATTTAAACCTGAATAAAACATCGCACGTTTTCCAGGATCAGACATTACTTTTTCTATGTTTGTTTCTAACTTATCAGCAAGATTACTAAACGCTTTACCAGCACTTTTAATTAAACCTATGTTTTTACTTCCTGTTTCTTCTTTAAATAATTTTTGATCTTCTTTAGGTAGTGCTCTAAATTTTTCTTTAGCAGATTGAGGTTCATCTCTTTCTAAACCTATACTTGACAACACCATTTCTTGTTGATCATCAGTCAAATCTTTAAATTGTTCTGCTAGAGCAGCACCTTTAGATACTTCTATTTTTTCGTTTTCTTCAGCCATTATATCTCCTTAAAGTCAACGTCAATTTTAGAATAATCTACATATAAATAACCATTTGCATGTACCTCTGATGCTTGAGGAACTTGATGTGCCATTACACCTTGATATTGTTTATTGTCTCCTTTATATTTAAAGTTGTAAATATTTATACCTGATGGAGATTTACCTACTAATTGAATATCATCTTTTAATCTTATATCAGAAAAGAAAGGTGCAATAGCTCCTGCAGCACCTGCTATTTGACCAAAGGTACTTGGTCCTGCTACTGGTGTTCCAACAAAACCTGATCTTTCTTCTCCATAAGTTCTTATAGGCGCACCTGCTAATGCTCCTACAACTTGTCTTACTTGTTCTACTGGATATTCTCTTTCTTCAATAAAATCTCTGTATGCTTCTGCAAGACCAGCTTGTTGTATACCTCTTTCTAATCCACCTAAAGAAGCCATACCTTGAAGTTGAGCTTGTTGAGCAGAAAGTTGCGTTGCTCTATCAGCAGCAAATCTTTGTGCACCTGATTCAAAACCTGCTTGTCTTAATCTTGCTGATGTATCTGCAACTTGATCTAAAAATCTTTCTCTACCTAAAGCACTTTCTACACCAAATCTTGTACCACCAAATGCACCTGCACCAATTGCTCTTGCAGCTAATCCACGTTCTTGTTGACCAAATTGTTCTCCTAAATCAGCAAGTGTTGATTGTATTACAACATTTGTATATGGATTCATATATTGTTGCGCAGTTGCAGTATCAAAAGTTTGTGCACCAATAGTACCTATCTGCGCAGGAATTGCTTGAGCTTGTTGTTCTAATGTAGATAAAGGTGCAATACGTTGACCAGTAAATGCTTCGTATGGTCTTGTACCTAATTCTTCCGCACGTCTTAAAGTTCTTTCTTGTATCTCTTTAAAATAATCTGGTATTTGTTGAGTTACAGTTTGTTGCTGTGGTGCTTGTACTACTGTTGTTGACGGTTTAAAAATACTACCCATTGACTATATATGTTCCTCCAATAACTTCGAATCCTAATTTAGTAAAAGCGTTGTGTTTTCGACCAACGTCTTTACCTTGAAAAATTTCACATATCGCAGTAACTTTTTTAGTTAATGCGTATTCTTTAAAGACTAACATCATAGCTCTAAAGACATGAAAATTACGATACTTAGGATGTACGTGTAACCAAAGAGTTCTCATAAACTTTTTGTCACTATACCAAGTTTCGTCTATTGTGGCAGCGAGTGTGCCAACAATAACATTTTCATATTCTACTACTATAACAAAACTATTCTTAATGTAAAATACTATATTTTCAAGAGCTTTTTTATTATTAGTATTTCCAAAGTTAAAAGGTGCTTCTTTTAACCAAGTTTTCAATAATTCTCTTATTTTAACAGCCTCATCAATACGAGCCTGCCTAATTCTATATTTATCTTTTTCCATCTGGTCTTACGTTGATTCTTAATGTACCAAATCGCCAATTACTACCTAATTCTGAATTTTCTATTTTTATAGAAGCTTGTCTTCCTCTTATTCTTGAATTATAAAAAGATGTGGTATTAGAAACTGTAATAGCTTCACCAGTAGTTTTTGTATCATTTGGATAATCTCTTGCTTTTAAAGTAATTACAGCGTTACCTGTTTGATTCTTAAAATCTGGTATTACTTTATTAATAAAACTAAATGTTTCGCCATCAGCTATATCACCATCACCTGATTCAATAAAAGCTGATAAAGCAGAACCATCAGCATCTACGCCTGATTCATGCCTATAAATTAAACTTCGTCCTGCTGTTAAACCATTTATTTGAACATATGTATTTGCTGTAGAATTTTCAAAATACTCAGTAGCTAGTGGATTTAACTCAACTCCATTATCTTGATATGTACTTCTTGCTAAACTTCCAAAATACCAACTATTTTCTAAATAATTATAAATAACATATTTATCTATTTGATCAGAGGCACTTGAACAATAATACCAAACTATTTCAGAAAAGTCAGAAGTTTGACCTGCATATACTTGTGAATATTGAGTTTTATTAATATCGTCAAACACATGATTTAAAACAGGGCAAGGTATTTCTTGTACAGCACCAGCAAATCGAAAGAATTGACCATCAGACATCCAGTATGCAACGTCATCTACAACTATTGCACTATTCAAACCAACAGCGCCACAATCGTTACCAAGTTGTCTAAAACCAAAAATAAAAGGCGGACCGATAAAAGACATTGATTGTAATGTTGTATCTGTCCATATCAAAATAGTTCCTTTTGCAGGTTTAGCACATCTTATTTCGCTTCCACCTGCAATTCTTTGAGAACCAGCAGAATTAGTTACATTCGGTGTAAATTGATCAAAATCTTCTTGATCACTAAATCGAATAAACATTTTATCTTGTGTACTTACATCACCAATAGTAGTTTCTGTTCCCATACAAATAAAATGTCTTGTCTCTGTTGAAATTACAGATAACGAACTTGCTGTAGGTGCATTAGCAATTAAAGTTGCTGGATTTGCAGTAAGACCACCTGATGTGTCCCAAAGATAACTTTCTCCATCACGTTTAGTAATAAGTAAATCTTCTCCCCAATTATTAATAGACCACTGTCTCATATCTAAAGTAACATTAGATGTAGAACGAGGTGTAGACCAAGTGCTTAAATTCCATGTACCTGTACCATAACCAAAACCAAATGTTTGTTTATCTGGACCAGGTGATATTTGATATTCTATATCTGCATTAGCTATATTTGTATTACTTGTTGTGGCTGTATCATTAGATGTAATTATATAAGCATCTGCATTAGTAATTGATTGTATTTCGTATTGTGCGTCAATACTTGTATTAGCAATTCCACCTACACTTGTTAAACTACAATTAGATATAGTTATAAAATCACCAGCAGCAGCTCCATGAGAACTATGATTTACTGTAATATTAGCACTTGTAGCAGTAGTATCAAATACATTAGCTAAAGAATTAGATTGACGAATAGGAGTAATATCAGCGTTGTCTCCAGAACGATAAACATAAACTTTTTTATCTGTTCCTAGAGCTTCATATCTTTTACCAGAATTATCTATCCATGCTTCTAGTGCTCTACCAACTCCTACATAATAATCTTGACTAAATTTATCCCAACCACCTATCTTTTGAGGTAAACCTTTTCTAAATCTTACTTTATCACAGTTTATCCATCTACCTTCTGCACCTGTTTCTGTGTTTTCGGTATCTAATCCTGGTTGAAAATTTAATTGTGTTAATGGCATAATTCATGAGTATACATCAAAAACACACAAATTAAATACTATTTTTTAGGTATTCTAATGGTCCATTCTAAACATTTAATTAATTCGTCTAAATATACAATTCTTAACTTAGTCAATTTAAGATATTTATGCAATTCTTCTATGTCAATTAAAATCCATTCTTTTTTTAATTGAAAAACCATTTTATCAGCTTTATTTTGAGTATTACTTTTTTGAGCCCATTCTCCTGAAGAAAGCTGAAACATATCTCTTACATCAAATTTATAAAAAGAATTTTGTCCTTTTATTATACCAGCAATGTTCCAAAAAGTTTTTTCTTTTGGGTATTCTATGGATGTAAGATATTTAGAAAACCTATCTAATATCATTTTAAATGTAAATAAGAATCAGTACGACCAATATGTCCAGTTGGAACAAAATTAAACGCCATAGAATAACGCAAAATGTTAGAATTATTTTTTAATATTTTATGGTAACATTCACTTGGAAAGAAAATAATCATTCCATCTTTTGGTTCAAATATCCACGATCTTGAATTATAAACATTATATTCCGTAGGTTCTACTAAAAACCTTGTTGGAGAATAATCTTGAAATTCAATATAACCTGAATTTACATCTGTTTGTAAATATAAAACTCCACTTATCATACAATTAGAATGACAATGATAAAAACAATCTTCATTTGGTTTAGTTTTTGTAAACCAAGAAGTAGATAATCTAAATTTATTTTCATATTTAAGAAATTCTTTATTGTAAGAATTAAATTCTTCCATAATCTTATTTTTTAAAAATTTAAATTTTTTCTTTTCAAGAACTTGTTTTGAAATAGTGCTTGATGATGATTTTTTATTGTTTGGTTCGACTTCTACAAAATCTTCATTTATTAAAGATATTATTTTTTTACAATCAATATCTAATATATTTGAATAAAAAACTTTTGAAAATAAAGTTTGAACTACGCCTTTATTCATTTAAGAACTTTTCCAGTATAAATATTA